TTTGTACCATCATATTCTTCACTAGTAGTTAAAGCACCTGCTCCACCTCTATAACCAGAATAACCTAAACCTGCTGTTTGTATTCCTGAAGCACCATGATATCCTCTACCAGCTGGTAAAGCATTACCTGCTGTCCAAGAACTTCCATTATATTCAGCAGAAGTAGTTATATAACCAGGGTTTCCACCAAAAGCTAAACCTGCAGTTTGTGTTCCAGCACCTGCAAATTGTTTTATTGAACCTACATAATTACCACTAGATGTCCAACCACTACCGTTATATTCTTCAGTTACATTAGTTACTGGAGGAGTATCTCCTCCAACATACAAAGCTGCTGTTTGAATACCAAAACCTGCTCCTTGTGATCTTGCTGTACTTAAAGGTGCAGAGCTTGACCATGCACCACTTGCCGTGACACCTTTTAATTTTAATTCAGTTTGATTATACCACATTTGTCCTTCAAGAGGATTATCTGGATTAGTTGTGTAGGACCTGATGTTTCGTCCTTGAATATTTTTAAATGTACTCATTTAACCTCTAGTTATTTTTTAGAAGCCATCCTTGAGTATCGTCTGTGAATACCAAAGTAAAGCCCGCTCTTTCAGTTGCTACTGTTAAGTCTGCTGCTGAACCTTGAATGTTTTTACTATTTCTTCCGATAGTTAAATTATTAGTGTCAAAGGTTCCTGCATAATCAACGACCGCTACTTCATCACCAATAGTTGGTGAACTAGGTAAAGTCAAAGTCCATGCACCACCTGATGTGTTTGCAAAAATACCTTCACCAGCTGCTGCTGTGTAAGTTGTAGTTTTAACTGCTTGCCATGAAGTTCCACCTGCATCGGCTTCCTCCCATGATAAAACTCCACCTGTTGTTGATTTTAAAAGATAGCCGTTTCCTCCTGCTACCGCGCCTGGCCACGTTATAGTGTAAGATCCACTTACTGTAGCCGCCGACTTCATTCCTATGTATGCACTGTCATCACTATCTGCTAGTCTAAGTTCTTTCTGAGAATTAATTATTAAACCTGTTCCTGCTGTCCAGATTAAATCTGCGTCACCGCCAAATGAACCTGAATTATTAAATTGTACTTGTGTTGTTGAACCCCCTGGTGAAGTTGCTGCACCAAAACCAACATCATAAACTCCTGTGTTAGTTGCTACACCATCAAAATATACTAGCTTCCAACCTTTATCATCTGTTGCCCAAGTAACTGTTGCACCTGAACCTGAAGCTGCTTTTAATTGTACTGTGTGACCACCAGATGTGCCATTATTTATAAGGTAAAAATTTTCTGTAAGAACTGGAAAAGTTATAACTCTGTTTCCAGATATTGTTCCTGTAAATTTTATAACTCTTGTTGCAACAGCTGAACCAGTTCCACCATCTGTTTTGTCAACAGCTTGTGTTCCAGCACCGCCTGCGATTGATAGTTCGACATATCCACCAGAGATTTGCTCTATGATATTTAAATTTGTATTTGTTTTTGTTCCCCAAGTACCAGCGTTTTCGCCAGTTGCCATTAGCTCTACGCCGAGAGGTGTGTATGTTGAAGCCATTCTTTAATCTCCTAATTATTCTTATTAATATTGTGTTTTGTATAGCAAGTCAACATCATTTTAACCGGTATGTGTTTTATCCGTATATGATGCGCTTGTGTTATGTGTCTTATTTGAATAAGACGCAGAAGTATTATTCGTTTTTATACTGTACGACGCGCTAGTATTATAGCTTAAATCTCTAGTATATAAAGGTGAAACTTCACCTAATGAAACAGTTGCAGATTGACCAGTTAATCCTACAATTTGATCTGGAATAGTTAAAGTTCCAATACCAGATGTTGCAGCAAGTCCTGTTAATCCTACAGCTTGGTCTGCTGGATCTAAAGTTCCAACACCAGAAGTCATTGCTTGACCTGTAGGAATTATTGTAACACTAACCGGTATAGTTAAAGTTCCTAAACCAGATGTTGCAGCAATACCTGTTAATGATACGTCTTCATTTGGAACAGTTACACTACCTAATGCAGAAGTTGCACCTATTCCAGATGGAGTAATTATAACTCCTGACTCAATAACAAATTCTCCTACTGCGGATGTTGCAGCAAGTCCTGTTAATGGAATTCCAACGTTTGGTATTGTAGGTGTACCAACTGCAGAAGTTGCTTCTAAACCAGTTAGACCCATTACTTGATCTACAGGAGTTATTGATCCTACTGCTGATGTTGCACCTAAACCAGTTAGACCCATTACTTGATCTGCTGGATCTAATGTTCCTACTGCTGATGTTGCTGCTTGACCTGTTAAAGTTTGAGATACTGAAACGTCAATTGTTAAACTACCTAAAGCTGATGTTGCTGCTTGACCTGTTAAGTCTACAACATTTGAAATAACATTTGTTACTGAACCTAAATTTGTAGTTGCACTAACACCTGTTGGTGTAACAATAATATTAAAAGTACCACCCCAAACTTGTGATCCCCAATTATCTCTACCCCAACCTGTATCATAGTAATCGGCATCACCCCAATCAGCTTGACCCCATGCTGGATGACCCCAACCTTGTAAAATATTTTGATCTAAATCACCACCAGTATTCCACGAACCTGCACCCCAATTTACATTGGATGCGTTCCATGTTGTAGGGTTAACAATGGCTTGTTGACCCGTTACTGATACTGTAACGTCAGCCATGCTTTACTCCTATGCTATTCTGATAATTGCGTCTGATGAGTCAGCTGTTGGAAACTGAATTGTAAAAGTTCCGTTAGTTGCAGTTTTATCTCCACCAAAATCTATACAACAAACTGATGGGTCTCCTGAAGCAGAGTCATTAAAAATCATACATCCTCTTGCTGTAAAAGAAGCTGATGTCCAAGATATATCTGAAAAGTCACAAACTGCTGTTGTACTTGATGCAACAGGTGTTACACTTGTTAATGCTTTTCCTTTAGCACTGTAAGCTGATCCTGATGTGTTAGATATTTCTTCTGAAGTTGTGTACGCAGTTGTACCCGCACCTAAACTAGCATCACTATCGTAAAGTGCTATGTTAAATGTATTACCTGATGATGCAGTAAAATTATGTACTGCTTTTAATATTTCTACTTTGAAACTTGTGCAAATTGCCGATGTTATTGCCATAATTTTTTTCTCCTAATTACTGAGGCGCTGACTCGATTGGTATTCTTAATGTTCCATCCGTGTAATCGTCTCGTCTTCTTCTTCCAATTTGCATTGCTGCAAACTTTTGTACTTCAGTTTTATACTTCTGTTCGTATAATGTCAACATATCAGTTGGACCTTTTAAGAAAGTAAATGCTTCTGCTAAACAAGCATATAAAAGCCCATTAGGGAAATATTGACTAACATATGTAGTAGTATTACTACCACTTAAAGCTTGTGGAAGTTTGTTATAATGAATTATATATTGATAATTAGCATTTGGTGTAGGAGCTAAATACATACCTCCTGATGTGCTAGAAGACACTCCTGTAGCACCACCAAACATAGAATAATATTTAGGGTATCCTGTAACATCTGCTCCTGATGCAGTAGAACCTTTTGGTCCTGTTAAGTTACCAATATACTCTGATATAAAAGTTTGATCACGTCTTTCTAACCACTGACCTTGTTCATTAGTATTTGCAGTAGATGGAAATACTTGTACACCTCTTACAAATAAACATTCAGCAGGTACGTTTATACTTTGTGTATCTGTTGCAAATTGTGCTTGTGCTTGTTTCCTGTCAGAATCCATAGGTATATCAGATGCAATTCTGTATTCTGAATTCATGATAAATTGATCTACAATAGTAGATGTAAAAACATTGGAGTCTACTTCTGAGTAGTCTCTAATTGCAGTCGTTAATGTTGCGTATGTAAATCCAGCCATAATTAACCTCTATCATTTACGGGTCCAATTGTACACTGAAAACCGCCTCCTGTTTGTGCACTTGTAGCATTAGAAACTAAAGGTACTGTTAATGAATTATATTGTGTTTCTGTTTGTGATGTTTTAGGACCTACTATTACTGTTGTTCCAATTGCTGTTGCAAGATAGGATCCATAAATTTTTGCACCAGAAGTATGAGCAATAGCTGTAGTGTTAGCTAAAATTTTTCCTCTAAATGGTGCAGCTGTTCCACGTGTACATCCTGTTAATGTATTTGTAGACCTACCTGTATATTGAATAGTTTCATTTGCATATGTTCCAACTAATAATGGATTAGTAATTACACCCGCTGTTAAATCAGCTTGTGTGTAAACTTTTTCTATAACAATATATCCTGCTGTTGGAAATTCAGATCCATCAGTTAAAATAATTGATGTAGCAGAATCACTTATGTTTCCATTTAAAGTTGTAGATAATTCTAAAGTTGTAATTGCAACTCCACCTACAGTTTGTTTTAAATCACTAAATCTTACGTAAGATGTTCCTTCATTTAAACCATTGTTTGGGAAAGAAACACTTAAAACTTTAGATGCTGCTGTTGTTGTAAATGGGTTTTCTGGTAAAATATCTTGCACTGCAAACTCTACTCTTGCAGGTCTTGCGTGTAATAATCCTTGTGGATCAGCTCCTACTGGATGTGGTTTTAATTGAGGTTGTTTAGGTTCAAATTCAGATGTATGTACCCAAGCACCAGTCCATTCTTGCACCATTTCTCTATATGGAAATGCTGCTCCTGATCTATCAGAGATCGCTAATGCTCTACTACCTTTTGCAAATCTAGCCATTATACG